TTGCTGTGTCAGCTAAAACTAAACCTGTAAGATCAGGCATACCTGAACTCATTCTTGTTGTAATTTCACCTGTTGATGTATTTTTAGTAGCCATTTGAAAGCCACCTTCAGAACGTACCGGTCCCGAAAAAGTAGTTGATGCCATAATATTTCTCCTCTATAGCGGTTAAGTTTTGTAGTCTCTATAGCGTCTGTCTAGTCAGTCTACAAAATTATTATTTTCTAGAAATTATATTATACCTATTTTATAAATATAAGTCGATACTAGGGGCGATGTAGCTCTTCCCAATTTTTTAACTCTTTCATGTTAAAACTAATACCGTATTTAGGCACTTTATCTTGATTTCTCTCACACCCGTGAAGTAACCAAGGACTAAAAATAGCGAAAGCACCTTTTTCAGGATTAAGATGTTGATTAATTTCAGGAAAATTTAATGGTTGATCACATTTATTTAAATAAATTACACCCGACCAATAACATAAATGATCGTGAAATAATGTTTTTTCACCTGGTTCTGTTTTAAATCCCCAAGCATCATGTAAATAATATTTTTTTAACAAATAAGAATTATCTAGATATTCTGATAATTCTCTTACAATATTGTTAAATTTTAAATTTTTTTGAAAATAACCAAAACTGGTCATGCTACCCTTAATATTTGTTTTATAATTCATGTTATTTTTACTGTTAAAACCTTTTTCGATTTGTTCTATAAAATAGTCACAATCAATTTCTAAATTACCTTGAATGTAAAAATATTCTTTTTGTACTTTTCTGTTGTAATCTTTATTTATGATCATAAAAACTTACCCATGAAAAATCAAAACTAATTCCCCACCTTGTATCTTGATAATAACTTACATCGGTACCATGTTTTAAAAAAGATGAAAATAAAACAAATTTACCTTTTTCAGGTTTTATGGTTTTGTTAATTTCATTAAAATTTAAACAGAGGTCGTGACTATTTAAATATAAAACTCCGCTAAACATTTGAGATTCGTGGTTATGATATTTTGTTTTTTCATTTTTATTTGTACAAAATCCCCAAGAATTTTTTAAATAATACGAATTTAATTTTATCTCACTATCAACATAACTTATTAAATTTTTTATAATTTTTAAAAATTCTGTATCTTTGTTAAAATAAGTAAAAGAAGTCATTAAACCCTCTATATTTGTTTTACCACTTTTATTTTCTATTTCTCTAAAACCTTCAATAATTTTGTTAATGAAGTAAGATGAGTCGAGATCTACTTTTCCTTCTATTAAAAAATAATCTTTTAATATTTTTTTTTCAATGTGTTTCTGAATAATCACAATTTTATTTAACATAAAAAAAAGGGCAGTGCAAATTAATGCACCGCCCTTTTAAAGTAACCCCTAAGGGCTAAATATATTGACTATTAACTAGTTGGTAAGTTTCCGTTACCAAATATACATCTTGGATCTGAGAATCCAAAAGAGTATCTTTCTCTAGCTTTAAATCTCATATTACCTGTATCGAAGTCACCTTCCATTGCAGTTTTGATTGGTGATCTAACAAACATTTTTAGTCCATTAGGCACATCAGTTAACAAGAAGTATGAATCTGTGTCAGTTAAAAAGTTATTAACTCTGTAACCTTCAGGTACCATACCCATGTTGTTAATTGCATTGATGTCATTGTCGGCAGTTCCAACTCTCATTGGCGACTTCATGATTCTCTCAGCAGTAAATTGTAATTCTTTTGGAATTATCATTTTTCTACCAGAAGAAGCAATTTTTAAGCCTCTTTCATCGACAAATCCAGCAATGTCAATTAATGACTGCTCGAGTGAAGTTTCGTTAAGATCTGCAGCAGTTGCTAGAACGTTTGAGAAAGTTCCACCAGTTGCAAGTGGGTGAGCGTTTCCGATTAGGGATTCACCGTCTCCACCAACAGCAGTAGTTACTTGCGCATTGTTCAAAACATTTGCAGCTTTAACTTGCTTCGTGTTTGCCATAGATCTTGCAAGAGCTCTTGTGTATCTGCCCGCAAGTCTATCGTATAGGTTGTCTTCGATCGCTTCTTCAGTAATAGCAAATGCTAAAGCGATAGTTTCGTGGTTGTATCTAGCTGTGAAAGTTTCACCTGCTTGATCGAACACTACTCCAGCACCTTCTTGTTTAGTTGGTGCAGAAGCGAAACCGCTTAACATTACTTCTTCTTCAAAAGCTCTGTCAGATGTTTCAGTCGCAAAAATTTCAGCATGCTGATTTTCATAACGACTATATTCCAGGCCGAATAAAGCATTCAAACCTGGCTCTAGTTCTTTAACTAGCTGTGATCGTGATATTGCCATAGTTATTCTCCTTTATCCTATATGCCTGTACCACTTCTATAGAAGTGATTGTTGATTCTAACAAGAATGTTAGCATTTGATACACTTGTATCCTGATTTTCAGGATCTTGTGTGATATCAATTGCTTGAACCGCGAAAGTAGCTGCAGTACCTGAGGCACTTACATCTAATTGCACGCTTGATATTCCTGTTTGTGTTACACCGGTTGCAGTTGTAACAGAGTAGTTTTTGAACAAGTCCGCTCTAGTAAAAGCCTCGTCTGCGTCCATTAAAAATACTGCATCTGGATCATCAACAACAAAGGCAGTAATATCGCCTTGAGTTGGTGTGATTGAACCAGGGTAGTAGTTTCCGTACGTTGGCTTTTGAGTAGTTGGATCGTTGTAAAACACTCCGTTAAAAACACCCACAACAGCATCACTAGTATTGCCAGTATGTCTTTCGATATTACCAGCCGTAGTAGGCTGTACCAAGTCACCTTGGAATATCGCAGTCGCATAACCTGCTGCAATTGTGTATCTGTTTTGGGCTCCTGCTAATGGTGTACCATCTAGTTTTCTGTATGGTCTAAGACCAAACTTTTCCAGTTGATTTGACATTGTCAGTTCTCCTTAACTTAGTTAGTTTATATTAATCCAAGCTATCTGTAGTAGGTAGTGCAAAAAAATTATTTCTTACGACCACCACCAAAGGTAACTCTAGACTGTCTATCAATATTGATAGGCATGTCCGGGTGTTGCTCCTTCATAAGATCTCGATCTATCGCGTCTGTTCTATCTTGAGTAATTTTTCTAAAATACTCAGCACGACTTTTCAATATCTCCTCCGGTATCCTTGCCAACACAAGGCCACCAATTCCGATCAGACCAGCATGTTTGCCTTCATGAATAACTGGGTAATCATGTTCACCGAGTTCACTTAAAATAGTTTCGGCTTTAACAAATTCCCATCCTTCTCTTAATTTCTTAGATACATTACCTGGATCTTCGAAACCGTTAGTAGAAGTTCTTATCCATCTGTGTGCATAACCTTGCGGTGCAGCTGGCGCATCCAAACTGGATGGTGGAGTCCAATCTTTCTTTCTAGAAAGTTTAATTCTAGATTCAGACTCGCGTGAAGTTTTTACTTTAGTATTCATATTAAGATCCTTCCTTCACGTATTTTGCGTATTCCTCTAGTGGCACCCCTAATTTCTTAGCGATAACTACCTGTGATTTGGTGAGTTTCACAGACTTGCGTCCACCTGATCTTCTGCTAACAGAAGCTACGTTTTGGACGGGTGTAGCTTTTGTTGTTTCTTCAGTAGAAGATTCGGCAAATTTCTGAGGAAAATACTCCTTCATACGTTTGTTGATTTGATTATAATAGCCATCACTCTCCGCGTCAATTCCCTCCTGCAAAAGGTCTTCGTGTATTCCCATAGCAGCAGAAGTTAATACTCTATCAGATCCAAACCATTCATTATCTGAAGCCCACTCTTGAGCTCTAGTACTAATTTGTGGTTGAGGAGCCTCAGTTTTTTCGACAGGTTGTGACTCTATTTCTTTTTTCTTAGACTCTTTTTCAGCAAGGGTCATAGAAACTTTTTCTTTCTCAACAGCTAATTTAGTAAGCTTATCTTGAGCTTCCATAATTAACTCTGAGTCTTGAGAATCTAATGCTGTTCTTAATTCAGCTTTTGCCTTATCTCTTTCTGAATCAACTCTAGCATTATATTCGTTTAAGTAGTTAGTGTCAGTTTCTTCAAATTTCTTTTCTGCACTTTCATACTTACTTTTTAAACCTTTAGCATAATCAACAGCAGCTCTTTCTCTACGCTCTGCTTCTTTTGCTTGAAAGGTTAATTTTTTTATTCTTTTTTGAACTTTATCAGAATAGTCCTGTAGACCTGATTCTTCTTCTTTTTCTTCTACTTGTTCAAATTTAGTTTCGACTTTTGGTTCTTCGTCTTCTTTAGTTTCTTGTAGAAGTTCTTTGGCGCTTTTACCACCACCACTTACATCTACATAACCTAAATCTACGTCTTGTTTTTTTTCAAAAGCTTCATCCGAAACTTTTGGTGCATCTACTTCAATTGTTTCTTCATTAACACCAGATGTGTCTATTTCAACTTCTGGATTTTTTTCTTGTATGTCTGCCATTTAGTCCTCCTAGTAATGGTGCAAAATATCATTCGGGTCATTAATTGTTGCAATGACTTCATCATCATTCAACACTCTTACTTCTCCGCCATCTATTTTGAATCTAGAACCTGCGTACCTACTAAAAATAATCCATTCATTTAGTTTGCACCAAGGTCCGTTTGAGAATTTATCTTTATCATTGTAACAAAGATCTCCCATTTTTAATACAAGACCACAAACTGTAGTCATTTGTATTGTTTCTTGTGTAGTATCAGATAACCACAAACCACCTTTGGTTTTTTTAGGGCCAGCATAAGGCAAAACTAAAATTCTATAACCAGTTGGTTTTGGTAGACTATCTAATGTTGATTTATCGATCTTTTTAGGATCTAGGACTGTTTCTATTTCTTCTTTAGCTTTGTAAGCATTTAGAAGAGCATCAGTCCGTTTCGGTATCTCCGTGGACTTGTTCATCATCGTACTCCGTTGTTGTCAGCAGGTCTTTAAGATCCTGTTGCAGATCCTCAAGAGATCTGATTTGACCCCTAACATATTGTAGTTTCTCCATGGTGTCAACACCATATATAGCGTGTGACTTAAGTCGAGCTAAACGTTTTTTAACTTTATGTTGTACGAGTGATATTGTGTCTATATCCATTATTTTCTTTTTAATGAAATTTTACTTTTACCTTGTTTTAATAATTGAAAACCATATTCGTTTACTATTATTTTTAATACTGC